CTCGTGCGCAAAAATGTCCCCGATAAATTTTCGGAAAGGAGGACGGCGGCGTGAATCAGGTCATTGATTTCACCAAAATGCAGATTGGCAAAAAGGGTGGCGGAAAACATTGGACCAAAAAGGAAGTCGAGGCCAGGAAGAACGCCGCCGCCAAGTTAACGAGAAAGAAAAAAGTCAATCTCAAAATGCCGGAGTGGCTTGACGAAGCGGCGCAAGCCGTTTGGAAAAAGACGCTCCGGGACATGAAAGAGTTCGACATATTAGATAAAGTCGATGAGGACGTTCTGGCTGCATATTGTGATGCGGTTGCGCGTCACAAGGAATTATCCCAAATGATCAAAGAGAAGGGCTATACGGTTTTGAATGCGGCCGGATCGCTCGTCGAAGCGCCTTGGGTTAAGACGCAACTTAGTTATGCAAGGCTGATTGTCCAGTATTCCGATAAACTCGGACTCAACGCGAACGCACGGGCGAGATTGGCGAAGAGAATAGCAGACGAGGAAGTTGATCCTAATGCAGATCTCTTCGACTGATCTGGAGCAACTTCACCCCACGCACCGCTATGCGGTTGAAGTAGTAAGTGGACTTCGAAAGCCCGTGTGTAAGCGAGAGTGGCAAGCGTGCGAGCGCCATCTAAAAGACTTGCAGCGCCAGGGGACTGAAGAGTTCCCTTTTGTTTTTGATGAGACTCGTGCGGATCGCATTTTCGACTGGTTCGAGAAATGTTGTCGGCACGTCCGGGGGCCGTTCTCGGGGCAGTTGATAGAACTGCTCCCGTTTCAGAAGTTCGATCTTGGATGCTTGTTCGGATGGGTCCATAAAGACACTGGCCGCCGGAGATTCAAAAAGTCATTCAACATGCGTGCGCGGGGCAATGTCAAGTCAACCGAAATGTCTGGCATCGCGCTTTATGGGATGTGCGGCGACTGTGTGTATCCTCCCGGACGACCTGATTTGCGGCGATATGAAGAATCGCCGGAAGTCGAATGTGCGGCAGTGGACAAGGAGCAGGCAAAACGGGTCTGGGGCGACGCAAAAGCGATGGGGGAGAAAAGCCCAGACATCATGAAACGCCTTAGAATCCGCAGGACATACATCGAACATATCACGCGCGGCGGGCATCTCCGGCCCTTGTCAAAAGACACGAAAAACAAAGACGGCGGCGCTCCCTGCATGTTCATCATAGACGAGTATCACGCTCATCCAACGAGCGAAATCCATGACGTTGGTTGGTCGTCGTTCGGGAAACGGTGGCAATCGCTCATGGCAATCATCACGACGGCCGGCAAGGACGCCGAAAACAATCCGTGCAAAAAAGAATACGACATCTGCTGCAAAATCCTTGACGGCGAAATCGTGGACGAGAGCTATTTCGTAATGATCCGTGAACTTGACCCAGAAGATGACCCGCATGACGAAAGCGTTTGGCCGAAGGCAAATCCTGTTTTGCACGTGAAAAACGAATATTCGCAAGAACTGTATGAACAGATCAAACGTGAACACGACATCGCATATGGTTCTGGGGACCCCGACAAAATCCGAGAGTTTCTGATTAAGCGCTGCAATCGTTGGCAAGCAGACAGTGAAAACAAATACATGTCTGGCTGCATGGATAAGTGGAAGGCGCTGGGCATTCCGCGCAGTAAGTTCTTGGAGTTGGTTCGCAAACGCGAATGTTGGGTCGGCTTGGACTTGTCCAAACGGACTGACCTTACCGCAGACGGCTTTGTATTCAAACTGGATGGCAAAACGCCAGTTGAAACCAAGGCGGGAACCATATATCCGCTGTATGCTGTCTGTGCTCACGGGTTTATGCCATCCGAAGGAGTAACGAGACACGAGCACTCCGACCGAGTGCCATATAAATACTGGGCAAAAGAAGGTTGGTGTACCATCACGGAGGGTTCGGTCACGGATTATCACTACATCAAAAGCCACATCCACGACCTTGAATTTGATGAAAAGTGGAAAATCCGTGAAATTTGTTATGACCCATACAACGGAACGCACTTGGCTACGGAGTTTGAAAGCGAAGGGTATATGTGCGTTGAAATTCGCCAAGGCGTCCAAACACTTTCTGAACCGACGAAGTTTTTCCGTGAACTTGTCCTTCAGGGTAATATTATTCACGACGGTAGCCCACTCTTGACGTGGTGCCTTTCGAATGCCGTGGAAGTGAAGGACAACAACGGAAATATCAAGTTGTCCAAAAAGCACAAAGATGACAGTCAGCGCATCGACCTAATCGCGGCCATTTTGAATGCTATGGTGCGTGCTATGGTCGATGAAAATAAGACGTCCGTTTATGAACGACGCGGCGTTATCGTCATTTAAGGAGGTGAGGAAAGCTGAAAATCAGGATTCCGTTTACGAACCGGTTTTTGAATATCACCACGCTTTCCAATCCTGACCGTTGGCTGGTTGAAGAACTCGGTGGTGGAAAGGCAAAATCAGGCGTCGTGGTGAATGAACAGTCCGCGCTTCGTGTCACAGCGTATCTAGCGGCGGTGAAAATCATCTCCGAGACGGTGGCATCTCTCCCGCTGATCGTTTACCGGCGGCTCCAACCCCGTGGGAAAGAACGTGCGCCGGATCATCCGCTGTATACGGTTCTCCACGACCAAGTGAACAGCGAGATGACAGCCTATCAGTTTCGCGAAACGCTACAAGGGCACATATTGAACTGGGGCAACGGATACGCTGAAATCGAGAGAGACGGTGCTGGCCGCGTAATTGGATTGTGGCCGCTCCTGCCAGACCGCACATGGCCTGAACGAGATCCGGTTACGCAGCGAATCCGATACCGCACGACGTTGCCGGACGGAGAACAGGTTTTACTCCCGTTTGAACGAGTTCTACACATTCCCGGGTTTGGATTTGACGGGCTGGTAGGATACAACCCGGTCAAGTTAGCGCGTGAAGCTATCGGGATGGCACTTGCGACGGAACAATTCGGGGCAGAGTTTTTCGGGCAGGGCGCAACCCCGTCCGGCGTGGTTGAATATCCCCGGGCACTTTCGGAAGAAGCGTATAACAGGTACGTGAAGGATATACGCGAAGCCTACGAAGGATTGAGTCGTGCGCATCGCCTTATGATCCTGGAGGAAGGGATGAAATATACACAGGTAACCATTCCTCCAGAGGAAGCTCAATTCCTCGAAACGCGAAAGTTTCAGGTTTCCGAAATCGCCCGTATTTTCAGGGTGCCGCCGCATATGCTTGGTGATTTGGAGCGAGCGACGTTCTCGAACATCGAGCATCAAAGCATCGAGTTCGTCGTCCACACCATCCGCCCGTGGTTGGTGCGCTGGGAACAAGCGATACGCATGAAACTTCTGACTCCTGCTGAACGGCGAGAGTTTTTTGCTGAATTCCTTGTTGACGGCCTTCTGCGCGGTGATATCGAAAGCAGATACAATGCCTATGCCGTTGGTCGGCAAAACGGTTGGCTGAGTGCCAACGACATCCGGGAAATGGAAAATATGAATCCGATTCCCGGAGGAGACAGATATTTGGTCAACGGCAACATGATACCGGTAGAACAGGCCGGGGAAGGTGGTGATAACAGTTGAAACGGTTCTGGAATTTTCGCAGTTTTCGAAACGAATCTGGCGAGGAAGAAGTTGAACTCCGCATTGAGGGCGAAATCGTCAGCGATGATGACGCATGGATTTATGAATTTTTTGGCGTCCAACATGCCGCCCCCAACGCTTTCCGTCAGGCCTTGGCCGAGCATAAGGGAAAAAACATTACGGTCTGGGTTGATTCCTGGGGTGGAGATGTATTCGCCGGAATCGGCATTTATAACGCCCTAAAGGAACACAAAGGCAAGGTTACGGTCAAGATTGATGGGAAAGCTGTTTCGGCTGGTTCGGTTATTGCGATGGCGGGCGATGAGGTATTGATGAGTCCGGGAAGTATGATGATGATCCATAACGTTTGGACTCGGGTTGTTGGTGAAGCAAAAGACTTGCGCCACCAAGCGGACGTACTTGATGAAATCAAAGAAGGGCTTATCAACATTTACCAAGCCAAAACCGGCCTTAGCCGCAGCAAAATTTCTCGGATGATGGACGAAGAAACCTGGATGAGTGCGCGAAAAGCCATTGCAGACGGTTTTGCCGACGGTATGTTGTACACGGAAACACAAACAGATGATGAACCCATCAAAAACGCCTTCTCGTTAAGCCGTCTGGCGATCCAAAATAGCGCCGACACCGCCATGAGACGGTTTTTCGAACAATGGCAAAAGTTCAACAAACAGAATGAAGTTACCCCCGAGCCGCAAAACCAGCGGCTTTTTAATTTGCGCCGGAAACGGCTGGAACTCATTGAAAAAATCTAAAGGAGAGTGGTCTGAGGTGAAAGACATCCTCGATCTGCGGCAAAAACGTGCCGCGCTGGTAAACCAAGCCCGTGAAATTCTGGATCGGGCAGAAAAGGAAGAAC